ATTTCACTTCAGAAAAAGCCATGACCAAAGACGAAATTTTCAAACTGATTGAAGACAATGGCCTGTCACTGCATGGTGACATTGAGCACTTTGCCGCCCTTGTTGCTGATCGTGTTTACGCTCAATATCTGGAGCAGCCAACACCTAGTCAAGCTGGCGTGATCTCAATAACAGTTCCAGAGCCAGTTGCATACCTTTGCGAGAACGCAGCTGGGCATCGATATTTCCGGTGGAAAAAACCTTCAGGAATCTACAAACCAATTGCGCTTTACACAAAGGAGCAAGCATGAAATACCCATCAACACCCAATTGCCCCAGAGACCTCTTTGAGTTCAAGTGCATCATTGAAGATGTCGAGCTGACATGCTTCTTGGAGTACAGCCCAGCAGAGACAGGCTCGACCGATTCACTTGGCGCACCCTATGAGCCTGATTTGGAAGAGTCCATGACCCTCAATAACGCATATATCTTTGGCACTGATGTGGACATTGCCCACTTGCTTTTGCAATCTTTGGTGGACCACATTGAAGTGTCTGCGCTGGAGAAGTTCAATGACCGATAAAGAATTGCCCTTGGCCCTTGATGCCTGCCTCGACCTGGTCAATGACTTACTCCACCCAGAAGTCTTTGGCCATGCAATGCCGGATGAGGTTAAAAGCCGCGCATTCGTGGTCAGATCGATGCTGGAGCGCTTAAAAGCACGAATCGAGGCCAGTGATGCCTAGAGGAAACAAACCCCGTGTAGAGCCTGCCATTGAGGCAGCGCTGAGAAAGAAGTCAAACCTCTCCGATGTCGACTTGGCCAAGCTGTGCTTTTGCGTGCGCAGAAGTGCCGCGAGGATTCTGTTTGAGCTGCGCCTGAACAACATGGTCCACATCTCTGGGTACACCAGAGTCCACGCCAATGGCCAGTGGCGGCCACTGTGGTCATGGGGTGAGGGTGAAGACGCCGTGGCGCCTGGTCCCGTGCCAGGCATCGAGCGCATCAGAAAGCACCGCGAGAAAATGTCAGCTGATGACAAAGACTTCGGCAATGCCAGGCGCAGACAGAAAAGACGGGTCGTCAAACGCGACCCCCTTGTTGCAGCTTTTTTTGGGAGTTGATATGAAGAAAATTATTGCGTATTGCGGATTAAATTCAAAAACTGGATCAACATATTTGCTTTTAAAAGATCATTTCCATAAATTATCAAGAGACGATCAAATGAATGCACTTATTGAGTTGATTGAAGAGTTCCAGCATGAATTAAATTACATTAAGGAATATACCCAAGATACTTCAACAAGCCATCAATAGTCTGCTGATCGACTTGCTCTCCATGATGAGCTTTTAGAATGGAAGTTCTGATGTTTGCATCTGTTTTACCTTGACTCCGCAAACGATCAAATGTTTTCCTAAAAATCTTGTCATCTGGGACTGTAACTATTTCTCCAGCAGCATTCCTAAACCCGCCAAGTACGCCCTCGGTTGGGATGCCTGCTGTATATGAGCCGTGTTGATATGATGGTGTGAGTATCTCTCCACCTGGCTTTGCTTTAAACATTACACCGCCAGATGCACCCGTATACGCTCCTGGCTCATTAACTAGATTTGTAAAGGTATCCCACCTTGGGAACCCAAGGTCTCTGAATTCAGCTTTAGACATTTCTTCCGCAATTGCTTTGCGAATATCTCCAGCACTATATCCCTTTGCGCCTTGAGACATGATGTCGTAAATATTTTCACTGGTCACGCCAGGGAAGTCTTTAAATGGCTGCGTTTTAACTACTGTCCCATCTTTTAATTTCTTAGGGACAATTTTGTTTTGAATTGTTAAGTCTAATAATTTTGTTGCATCTTTTGATGGCCGCAAAACAGGTAATTGACCAATCAATCCTTGGGCAATGTGATGCGAAAAGTTGGAACTATCTTGCCCAAGCAAAGACGAAACACCAACAGTGTCCCCAAGATCAGCGTAATAATTTAAATTATTTGTTTTTGAGCTGGCAGCTCCAGGCATTGACGCCCAGCCAACACCCTCTTCAATATTTTGCTCAAGCAAGCCATATTTTGTGCCTGCTTGTTTTTTTACTGGTCTTGCCAATGGAACACCCGCGGCTTGTGTAATTGTTTCTCCACCACCAGACCAATCAGACGATACAGGGACCACATATTTGTTCATTAAATATGTAGGATCAATGCCAAGTCCTTGCCTAAATGATTCGCCTGGTGTTGGCTCTACTATGTTGCCGCCACCTTCAAGCGCCAATCGTTCTCTACGCATGACGGCAGGGACATCTAGCGACTTTTTGTATTTTGTAAGTGCAGATTTTTCTGCTGATGTTAATGATGATTGCGTTCTGCCAGGGAACAATACATCAATGGCTTTTACTCTGCCAACATTTTCTGCCATTTGACTTGTAGTACCCTGTGCCAAATCACTAAGCAGACCCGCGCCAACACCGCCGCGCTCAAGTGTTCTCCTGACCACTGGCTCCATGGCCCTCTCAAGGTCCATGCCCTTTCGCTCTGCTTGGGCCGCATAAGCCTGCCGAGGGATTGAGCTGAGTGCAACAGCCTCTGGGATTATTGGCGGCAGTTTGCTTTGCTCCATGAGCTGCGCAGCCTTGCCTAAAACCTCTTGGGCCACCCTACCCCTTGGGGCATAGGTGTTTCGCTCCATGAATTTCTTGGCCTCTTCCTGGGCAATGCGCACAGCTTGTGGGCTGCCATACTGGCCACTGGTGATGCCTTTGTACAGGCCGTATGGGGCGCCAACAACACCGGACAGCAGTCCAGTGCCAAGTGTTGCGCCAGTCTCGCCAATGCCCTCTAGGTAGTCCAGCAACCCTGCCATGTTTACTCCTTAACGATTGGCCATGCCAGTTAAATCTACTCGGTACGGCTCTCTTGGCGCTGTTGCACCAATGTAGCTTGCACCATAAGGCATAGTCTTGCCAAGCATTCTAGAGCCAGCTGCCACGGCCTGCTGCAATCTAGCCATGCCACTCTCATCACGCAATGCCTTGCGCACAATATCTGGGTCTTCTGAGATCAGAATCTGAGCCACTCGCTGTCGATCTTGCTCGGACATTCCTTTGTTGGACTCACCCAGCATCTTGCTGACAATTCTGAATGCAGCCATGGGGCTGCCAGAAACAGCGCTGGCCATTTCGTCAGCTGTAATGGTCGAGCCAGTGCGCTGGGCCTGCATGATTGATGCCGCTGTGTCTGATCCACCAAGCACCTTATTCTTGGCAGCCTGCGACTGGGCAGCCGTACCAATACGGGTCAAGATGCCATCAAGCTCATCACCAGGGTAAATGGTGCGCAAGATGGCGCCTTGCTTGGTGTCAGGACTGGCCAGCACACCCATCATGGATTTGGCGCGGCCAGTTCCCATTTGGGCGCGTATAGCATCCATGGCGCCAGCCCTAAACGCATTGACCGCGCCAGGATTGCTGGCCATGTCTTCCATCATTATTTGGACTTCGTCTGCGCTCTTGCTAAAGATGGTGCGGCCTTCTTTGAATGCATCCCTTGCGCTTCTAAGCTGTGAGGCTTCAGCACGGGTTGCAGCCAGTCTTGGGGAAGATGCATCAATCGCATCTCTCAAAGCGCCCTCAACGGGTTTTAAGGCCGATCCAACACCACCCTTGCCGCTTGTAAAGGCTGCATCAATTGATGTCTGAATACCTCTGCGAACAACTTCAGCATCTTCCAATGTTGGTGCCTTAGCAAACACAATGTTGCCATCTTTGTCAAAAGAGAAAAATGGAGTCTTGCCTGTCTCGGCCCTGTAGATTGCGTTGATGTCGTCAATGGCCGTTGGCGATCTTTGCAGTGCGTCTTTGAGACTCAACAATAAATCTTGGCCAATGATGCCGCCAGTGCCGTAAGAGTCTTTGTAGGCTTTGTTTTCTAATGCTTTTGCTTCTTGATCGGTTGATCGGAAAAAACGCAAGACATTTTCATTTTGTGGTCGTGGTCCCATGAAGTTGGGATTGATGCCGCTGACCAGCTTCTGCTGCATGTCTGTCAAGGCTTCTTTGCGCAATGTGTCTGGGCGTGTAGATAAAGCGCCTTGAATCGTTGTGGATGCCTTGCCGCCTTGTGTGTACAGGCCGCGCACGGCAGCCAACAATGTTTGGTTTTCGGCCAAGATTTCACCATTGGCAATGCGCTGCACGATCTCATCTGTGGTGAGACCTGTCTCGCCTGCCAGGCGCTGAATTTCAGCCTCTGCTGCCTTACCACCGCGGCCACCGGCCAAGCGCCTTGCAGCGTCTAGGGCCATGTCTGTGATCTTGCCAGCGCCCATGAATGCGGCTTGGGCCAATGGGGCAATAGATGCGCCCATTAAAGTTGAGCCTGGCACTCTGGCCGCACGAGCCGCAAAGTCTCCCTCGCCAGTCATAAAGCCAGTGATTCCGCCTTGAGCGCCGCCAAGCGCTGAAGTGCCGGCCAATGCCTTGACCAGTGGGGCGACACTGGCGGCCATGCGTGGACCAGTCATAGGCGCCGCAGCACCACCAGTGGCCGCAGTTAATGCAGCCGCCGATCCAACACCGCCCAATGCCTCATAGCCCAATGACTCCATTGGTGATTGGGCTTGGTAAGCCTTCATCTTATTTCTAACTTCAGCAAGCACCTTGTCGTAGTCTTGGCCAGTTACAGAAGAGATCAGTCGAGCTTCCATCTCATCAGCAGCGCCCATGGTCACGCCCTGCGCAATAGAGCGCAGGCGTTGGGTTGGTGCTTGTGGCAGTGGCTGGGACAATGCAGGCGCCGGCGCAGCTTGTGGCTCCATGATGCCGCCAATACTTTGAGACAAAATGCTTTGAAGAATTTGCAGTTTTTCATTAGACAAGCCAGAGACATCTCCAGCTTTAATCTTTAGCAATTCTTCGTTTGTGAAGCTCTCTAGTCCAGTGCTCATCGCTGACCTCCGGGAGTTGAATTCAATTGCAATTGTCTGTTAACAGCATCCAGCAATGGATTGCCACCATAAGGCGTGACTTGATACATAGGCGCAAACTGATCAAAGCCTGGTAGCTTGCTGGCGCGTTGGAGATAGTCTTGTTGTGCAGACAAACGATATCTGGATGTCTTTTGCGCCGTTGTCAAAGCCTGTCTAATTTCAGCAGGGCTTAGTGTTTGGTCACCAGCAGCTGCGCGTCTAAGAATTCCACGCTCACCTTCTGTCAGTGAACCTTGGCCACGCATTTGTGCCGCGGCATCAAGCTCTTGCTGGGCCAAACCTTGGACCACAATTCTGGTGTTTGCCAGTTGCTCATTTGCGTCAGCACCGGCAATGTTTAATTGCTGGCCAATTCGCAGCATGGCTGTTCTGTAATCCGCACCTGGTCCAAGAATAGCCTTATCAAGTGCAGGCAAGATTCTGTCCACATTTGCCAATGTTTCATTTGCAGACCTTGCACCCGCAGTCAAGTCAGTCAATGTTTTAGACACATCAGTGCCAACACCAGCCAAGAATTGCTGATTGCCAGGCAATTTCACATCGACTTGTGTTTTCGGTGCGATCTGCTGACGATATCTTCCAACATTTTCTATTCCTGTTGGACCAGTTCCAGCCAATGGCTGGCCACTGATGTACTCCACAGCTCGGATATCAGGGGACTGGGCCTCGTATGGCATAACCCCTGGTGCAATGCGTGGCTGGCCTTGTTTGTTGTACTGGACCATGACAGTCTTACCATTCATCACGACTGGCGTTGGAACGCCATATTCTTCAGCAGCTTGAGACATCTTCAAAAGTTCAGGGAATCCTTGCTCTGGCTTCATTCCAGACAATAGCGCTCGTTGCGTTGGGTTTAAGAACGAAAATGGACCGCCCTGCTGCGCAGCTGGTGCTGCTGGTGCAGCATTCATCAATGCAGCACGATCAGGCGTTGGGCCAACTCGGCCAGCTGTTTCAATTGGCGCTGCAAGACTAGCTTGTGCTGGCGTCAAAGCACCAGCTGCGCCACCAGGTGTGCCACCAGAAAACAAATTACTAAATGCTGTTTGACGCGCAGCTTCTCGCTGCATCTCTTTGAGCTTCTCATTCAAAAGCAAATCTTGAAAAGAACCAGCTCTTGCCTGCTGATAACCCTGCTGGCCAGCCTGCAAAGCTGATCCAAGCGCTTGGCCCAAGTTGATGGGGGTTGCGCTTCGGCCACCAGCTTGCAAGAGTGCAGCAGCTGCTGACATCGCAGCATTGCGGCCCAAAAGTTTGCGCTGATCTTCTGTCAGCAGCGCGTCAAGACCTGATGGTGTGCCACCCATGCCGCCGCCAAAAATGGAGCCTATGTTGTTGAAGTCAAATCCAGTAGCCATATTTCCACCTTATTCCAATAAACCCTTGAGGCGAGTGCTGACCACATCACCCCTGCTCATCATATTCGTTGATCCTGTGCTTGGTGCAAGCAAAGATGCTGCACGCATGGCGCGTCTTTCTTGACCAGGCTTGATGGCCAGCTCTGCCACCGGTGTCCCTCTCCTGTCCATGGCCACCGCCACATTGTCAAACCCCTTGGACTGGTCATGCGCATAGCCAAAGAGGGCCATGCCCACATCACGCTCAGAGCCTTGGTCAATGACCTTGACCTTCGCTGGGTCGCTGGTGATCACAATGCCCCTGCTGGTCCTTGCCACTGTCAACCCTTCAGGGATGCGGGAGGGCATAGGAGAGCCAGGAGTGATCAGGATGGTGTCACGCTTGCTTGATGGGTCAAGCAAAGCCATGAGCTGCGCATCAGCGTAGCGTTGTGGCTCTGGCGTTGGAGTGTTTGGCATATTAGATCAGGGCCAGCAATGCGCCAAGGCCTGCGCCCATACCGCCACTGATTGCGCCACCAGTCAGACCAGCCAATTGAGAGCCAGCCAATGCACCGCCCAATAGCCCAGCACCAGTGTTCTGTGTGTACGGGGTCTGGGTTGTCATGCCAAGGTTGGCAGGGTTTGCACCAAGGCTTGACTGGACAATGCCAAGACGCTGCAAACCGATATTGCGAATGGCATCCATGCGCTGCTGGTCCTGAGCTTGACGCGCAGAGCCAGCACCCATGGCCGCTTGAGCGCCACTAAAGCGCAATGCCTGCTGCTGGGCTGCCAAGTTGCCAAGCTGACTTGCACCACCCAAGCGCAATTGCGCACCTTGCAAGCCAGCTTGCTGGTTGGCCAGTGCCGCCTGCTGGCCAATGTTTGCGTTGAATTGGGCAGCCTGATTGCGTGCAGCAGCGTTTGCAAGTGCCGCCTGATTGGCAGCACCAGCACCAAACTGTGACGCCACATTCTGCGCAGCCACATTGCTCAAACCCGCCTGCTGTAAATTGCCGGCGTTAAATTGCGCCATCTGATTGCGTGCAGCTGCGTTTGCCAGTGCCGCTTGGTTTGAAGCTCCGGCGCCAAACTGGGACGCCACATTCTGTGCAGCCACATTGCTCAAACCGGCCTGCTGTAAATTACCAGCGTTAAATTGCGCCATCTGATTGCGTGCAGCCGCATTTGCCAGTGCTGCCTGATTGGCCGCGCCAGCACCGAATTGTGAAGCAGCTGTGCGCTGTGAGGCATTCTGAATTGCCGCTTGCTGCTGCCTGGCAAGGTCTTGCTGCATCTGATTGGCTGCAACCTCAAAACCTTGCGCTCTCAGTTGAGCCGCAGTCTTTGCGGCCTGCTCTGCAAACTGGCCACTTGATGCACCTTGAGCAATGGCTTGGCGTGATCCACCAAAGGCCTTGGCAGCCGCAGCCTGCTGGCCAATTCGGGAAGAGGCAGCAGCTCTGGCTTTTTCAATATCGGCCAAAGATGCGTCAATCACGCCGCTGGTGTAGGGATTCATGTAGCGACCGATGTCACCCATGTTTGCCTGCGCAGCGCTGACATCGGTTGCGCCATAGCCTTGCGATCCGGCAAGGGACGCTGGGCCTGCCTGCGCACCAGCAAACTGGCTTGCACCATAGCCCTGTGCGCCGGCAAGGGATGCTGGCCCTGCCTGTGCGCCAGCAAATTGGCTTGCGCCATAGCCTTGCGCATCGGCAAGGGATGCTGGGCCAGCGTTAAAGCCACCCACCATGCCAGGCTGATACTGAGCGCCTTCAGCGGTCATCTGAGCAGCTCGATCAATGTTGGCAAGACCTGGTCCGGCCAGACCCGTGTTGATCAGTTGGCGCTCGCCAGCCTCATACATTGGGTTGAAGCCAGCAAATTCTTGCACGGGCAATGCGCCTGCAACATTCTTGGCCTGCTCAAAATTTGAGAGAAACGCTTTTTTAACATCAGGGTCAATTGATGTTGATGATGTTTGACTTCCACCTTTTGACATTTTGTGGTCCTTTAATCTAAGAGAGATTTGATTTTTTTGGCAGGCACTTTGCCTTCGTTGATCATGTCCAAAAGTCCACGGCCATATTTTTTGACTGCTGATTTTCTAATGACATATTCTCCACGATCTAGGAACGCAGCGCCATCATCTGGACCCTTGGGATTTGGTCCAAGCAGACCATGGACCATGCCGCCTTTTGCATAGCTGGCAGAATCAAAGCTGTCCTCGCCAGTGTCTTCAAAGCCACCACCAAAGTCACTCCCGCCCATCTCACCGCCAGACTCACGGCCCATCTCGCCGCGGAAGTCACCGCCAGCAGGCTCGGCAGGCTGGCTGTAGTTATAAGCCGCAGGCTCATAGGGCATGGCCATTGGCTCTTGCATGGCCATTGGCTCTGGTGCAGGCTGGTCATAGTTGTACTCCGCAGGCTCGTATGGCATGACCATAGGCTCTGGCATAGGCTCAGATGGGTATGGATATGGATCATCTGGCATAGGCTCTACATATGTAGACGGGAAGTCAGCATCAGGACTAGGCATAGGCTCTACATATGTAGACGGGAAGTCAGCATCAGGACTAGGCATTACTGGTGCAGGGGCATTGCCCACACTTGCGCCACCCATGATGGGACCAGCACCACCGCCACCGCCACCACCGCCGCCATTGACAGCATCGCCAGAAGAATAGTTTCTGGCATAAATACTAGGGTCAAAGCCGCCAAGCGCATTGCCTGAAGATGCGTTTGCATAGGGGTTTCTGAATCCTGGCATCATGGCCATGATCTGAGAATATGGATCGTCACCAGTAAATTGCGGCAACGGCTGATACGCATTGTTGCCAGCTTGCTGGTCACTTGGCTGGGCAACATAATCTAAACGGCCACCTAAACTCATATCAGCTCCTTTGAAAGAATAAACCACTGAGGCTCATATCCCTCGTCTTTTAAAAATGTACGCTCCCAGCCCTTGCGGCCAGCCAGCGTTACTCTTGTGCATCCGACAGACTTGCCCCAATTTTCAATATGAGGCCTCATCTTTTTCAATTCATCAAGATCACCACCAGCAAGGAAAAAATGCAAATCCTTCAGCTGCGGGTAAACAATCACCTCGGTCACCACTGCTGATTTTTGCCCTGGCCACAATTGATACCGATTTGACAATATTCCGGCGGCAATGTCATCTAGCGTATGTGTTCCACCGCTGTATTCTAAAGCCGCGCTGATCCATTGGCGACACCGGTTGATCTCTGAAATTCTGTCTGTCATCGTTTTCCACTGGCCACCGCATCGAGCCGAATCACCCCAACACGCCAATCGGCCAATACCGCACCAGTCACCTTGACATTGACTTGGCGCCCAGAAAACCGGACAGAAGTCGGGTTGGCTGCCGTGTATGGTCCAAATGTGGATTGCGCCCCTGTTGGGTAGTATCGGGTTTTGAATGAAACCACAGCCTCACCCAGTGTCTGCTCATCTGGAATTACCTCGCGCACAGACATGATGTTCTCGCCATTGCCAATCTGCAATGGGCCAGACTCGGCATAGATGCTGGCATTGTCATAAGCAAAACCCACCTCATGGTCGTAGAGATAACCATCAGCTGAGACCATCAAAGGATTGGTAAACACGCCAGCATCAGTGCCAGCTGTTCTGCCCAATGTGCCTATATTCCAGTGATTCTCCCTGTAGTTATAGGTGACATAGCTGTCATTTTCATTGCTTGAATTGCTTGGGTAGTACCACCAAATCTCACCAAATTTGCTGTTGTGGACAGCATAGATTTTTGAGGATTGGTTGAAATTCATGTTGCCAAAGACATAGTCCGACACATCGCTTGGCAGTGGCTTGACATAGCCGTCATAACTCCAGAAGCCAGACTTGCTCATCCAAATGGCCGCAGTGTCAATGGCCGCCACAGCCTGGGCCGAGATCAAGCCGCAGCCTGATCCGGCCTTCTCAAAGCCATAAATGAATGGGGCGCCAATGTACTGGGCCGTGTGGACATCCACATCGGTAAACAGTAGATTCAAGCCCTTGATGCGTTTGCCGGCAATCAGCGTGCCAGGTGTGGCCAGCTCATAGTCGCCTGCCTGATTGTCGTTTGTGGGTGTCCATGCAGTGTTATCTTCTTGGTCCGACCACTGCACCTTGCGAGGGTTGCCGCCAGCTCCAAGGGCAAACAAAATGCGCTCAGAAGTCACCAAGAGTGCCTTGTTGCTCGTTGGCGCGTTGGCAATGACTGCGGCCAGTGTGGGTGTGGAAAAGCCAAGCTGCCACTCATAGAGCTTGCCATCGGCATTTGAGCAGGCCACCAAATACTCGCCCCATGTGTCCATGGACCATGTGGTGGCCGGCGTGATGCTGGAGCTGTCTGGCCGTGCAACACCATAGGCAAAATTGCCATAGGTCGAATAACCATAGCCGGTCTTGACGACAGCATTGGCCTCGCCAACAGTAAAACTGGTGGGGGTGATGTCTTTGAGTGTCCCAGCCTCATTCAAGGCATAGAGCTTGGAATGCGTACCAGCTGCGATCCAGCGGTCAGCCGTGTTGTCGCGCCAGGTAAGCAGTCCTCGGCATGAGCCTGTCAGCTGGCTGGCAGACTTCTTTCTCCAGCCACCCATGGGACGCAAAGTGTTCTCGTACCATCGCACCAAGTTCGCATCAAACCAGCGCCCTGCTGCCTGATACTCAGTGCCGTTTCTGTAGATGCCTGGTGGTAATTTGAGTGGGATGTACATGATCAGATCGTTGGTAGGTTGGAGACAAAGCTCATTGTGGCAATGGCTGATGGTACTGCTGGCCGTGTGGGACTGGTGCTTGTCCCAAAATGCTCAATATTTACACCAGTGTTTTCAGTTCTCCACATAATCTCCACATAATCATTTGCAGCCATTTCAACAAAGAAATTCAATGCAGCAATGATATGGCTTGGGTCACCAGAGCCTTTTCTTGCTGGTAAGTGAAATCTACTGTTTGAATTTGCAATGTTTGTACCATTCTTGCGAAACCAAATATCCACATCTTGACCATCATTTGTCGTATTTTTAAATTGAATGGAAAACTGCAAGTTCCAGATTCCGGCATCAGCCACAGTGATTCGAGACCCGCTGGCCATTGTCACACCATTGGAAAAGTCTGTCGTGTTGAATGTGACAGCATAGGCCGTGGTGGTGTTGGCAGCCGTCTGGTCGGTTGAATCTTGAAACGCCCCATGAGGGTTATTCATAAACTTGCCACCCCTTGGCCCAAACAAAGCGCCAAGGACTGATATCAGTTTCCTGAAAAAATTGTTTAAAGCGCTGTTGTTCTCGTTGAAATTTCGGCGCTCATAAACCTCTGGCGGGTAACCCAGACTCGGTATTGATGGGACTTCTAATTGTTGCTTGACATTGGCCATGGCTAATTATGTCAGTACAGACAGCGCATGGTTGATATGTTTGATCCTGTCGTCAAGCCCTATGAACCCGCCATTGATCTTTTTGGTCATGGTCCGGTAGTCCTGGTTGTCAGCGTACTGGTTGAGCTTGTGGGTGTCCCAAAACCAGCCGGCAGTCAGGGCTGCATACTTTGGCGTGGCCACCAGCTCCGGCTGCATGATCAGGTCCACACCCAGCGCCTTGCCTGCGTGGAAATAATTGCTGGAGCCAGTCAGCTGGATGCAGCCTCTTCCAATAAAACGCCAAGCATCCCCAGAGGCCTCATCTCGGTTGCCCATCCGGTTGCTGTAAACGACCGTGGCAATGAGCTTTGGATTTCGCTGGCAGGCTTGGGCCTTGGCAGCGTCAAAGCGCTTGGGCCAGAGCTTTTGCAGTGCCTCTGCCCTGTAGTTCAAATTCTCTTGCAGCACCTTGAAATTGCCACACTCATGGCCACACTGGCCAATGAATGCAGCCTGGCGCAATGGCGTTGAAATGTCAAAGCGCTGGAAAGTCTCGTTCAGCGCATCGACCCACTGTGGACCAATATGCAGCCGTGCCAGTTGTTCAGCGTTTACCATTGATTAAATCCCTCGCTTCGTTATATGCGTCAATACAGGCATTGAGCTGCGCTGTGTTCCTGTCCCCTTGGGCCACTATTTCGGCAATGGCTTGGAGGGTTGCTCGCTCGGCATCAGAAGCCGTGTCAGGCGCTCTGTCAGGTTGACTTCCTGTTTCTTTGCTATCTGGGGCGGCAGGGGTGGCAGCTGTGGGGGCTGGTACACAACTTGGGGCGCTGATGCGCACCCTGCCAGCGCGAATGGCACGATCAAGAGCAGACTGCTTTTCATTGATGACATTATTTGTCTCCTGTAGCTTGGTTGCATTTGCGTTTAATTGTTCATTGAGCTTTTGCTCTGTGGCCCTAGATTCCTCGTTTTTGCGAGCAATCTCAATCTGCATCTCATTGTCCCTGTCTTGCCACCCAAAGTGATAACCACCTCGATAAGTCCCAAACAGGGTTATAAACAGGCCCACCAAAATCCATGGCAGTGGGATTCCAAACATTATTCAGACTCCTTCCTGGCTGCCGCCAGCTGCACACGCTCATGGTCATCCTCAAGATGGTCCGGTGGCGTGTCTGGTGGTGGGCCAGGTGTCCATGACTCATCAAGCTCTGGATTGGTCCATGTTGGCATGGCCCCAAACGGCTGACCTGGCAGTCCATTGCTGCTTGGTGTAAAGCTGTGGTTGTTTGAGTATCCAGTCGCTGGGGTTAGGTATCCAGTTGGGTATCCAGCCATTGGCTGCATCATCATCGGCTGCATGGGCTGCATTGGAGGCTGTGGCGCTCCAAGAGCCTTTGCACCAGCAGCCACAGCTCTCTTGCTCATCACACCACCAATGCCGCCAACAATCAGCAAAACGATGTCGTTTAGCATCTTGGTGTAAGCCTGGTCAATCGGGGCCATGGACTTGATTGGCTGGGTGACAAAAGTCACAGAATACAAAAGAGCCACCACAATGAAGCAAAGAATGCAAGTGACTGATATCACCACAAAGCCCCAGACTCTGACCTCGATCTCATCAGGGGTTAGGTTTGGCTTCTGGTTGCTGTGTTGCATTGACTTGTTTCTCCAAGATGGGGGCCACTAGATATTCTGGGCATTGCTGCGTAAATAGACACTTTGGCTTTTGGCACTCTAGTGCATGGAAATTATCAGGATTCTGACACTTGTATCGGTATCGATCTTCGCAGCCAGTCAGCAACAACAATAACAAAAGTAAATATCTCATGCCATCACATCCACTTGGCCAGCCTTAATCCATTGAGCTTTGATCTCTTGGCACTTCTGATGATATTCTGCTTGTCTGTTCAGTTCTGCAAGTCTCTGCATATTTTGTTGATGGATCACCCTATGAGCCTCCCATAGCATACGAGCGTTTTCTTGATAAGTGGTAATTTTCATAACCCAATCTTTCCAAGTAAAAGGTTAACAATCTTGTCCGACAAGTCATCAGGCAAGAACCTAAGAAACCCTAGAAACCACCAAGCAATACACCCATAGCAGAACACCCTGCAAAACAAGTCGAATTGCTTCTGGTACTCGTTCACCGACCACAACCGCCCTTTGGACATAAACTCATTAGTTCGTTGATACCGATAAAGACCAGAAGTAGAACAAAAGCAACACCACCAATAATCATGGCGATCTCGTTCATCTCATCTTCTTTTTGTTTGGCTTTCTTTTCCTCGGCTCTCAGCGCTGCCATCTCTTTGGCATCATCCCTGTCCATCTCAGCTTGACGGGCCTTGATCTTGTTCCAGACATCGATCTTGCCGGTCTGCATGAAGAGCATTTTCAGCTCTTCCTCAAAGGCTCTGGCTTGCTCTAGCGCCATCTCGATCTGGAGAGCAGCACCCATGTTGGAGCCTTTTTTCTCCCTCTTGGCCTGGAGCATGGCCTTGGTCGCGGTTGACTTGGCGTCAAACATCTTGCCCAGCATGGGGGCCAATGACCCTAGATCACTGGCGACCTTGCTGGCCTTTTTGACCATGCTGATGGCACTTTGCAGCCCTGCTAGGGCCGTCATTGGATCGATGATCATTTCCTCTTCTCCCACTTCAGACAGATGACTCTGCGATTGTAGACATCGCCGGTCCATGTCCACCTAGTGCATCGATAGTCGGCAGCTGTGGTGGCGGTTAGTAGGACCAGAGCATAGATCATGGCCAATACAAAACTATGACATAAGTTGACCAAATGATGGTGGCCACCAAAATGGCCGCAGCAATGAATGCCACGGCCCAGTCTCTCATAGCCCGAAAATTTTCTTAATGAATTCGGCAGCCACCCCTGGGCCAAACAACACGCAAAGGATCACCCCATACAAAAGATATTCAATCTTGGTCATGCGCCTGTCGCCATCGCGCAGTGACCGATCAATGTTGTTGTATCTCTCAAGGCAAAGCTGCTCATGTGCAGATAGCTTTGCCTCAGTTTCTGTGATCATCTTTATTTCGGCCATGATCACTGCACAGTTGATGTGTCTTTTGTAGTCTGCGCGTCAGCCTGGTCTTTGATCTTCAAAAGCAAAGGCCACACACCAGACTTGGCTGGCATCTCACCAAGCACATTCAGAATGAATTGCACTTCATTGGTTTCCAGCTCTAGCTTCATTCTGCGCTCCAAGGAGTGCCAGTAGCCTTTACAGGGTTCTTCAGCAAAGCAATTTGAGCCGCCAAAGAAGCCTCAGTAGCCTCTTTATCTACGCTCTCCCATACCCAATTAAGGACTGTTGCTTCTGTGAGGGAAGCATAGGGAATCGCTGGAGTACCTTCAGCCCATGAGACTGTTGCGTAGGCAGAGGCAGAGTGTTCTCCGTCTACTGCTGTGCAAGTCCAATGCCCTACTGTTACATAACCATCGGCTGTGTTGCTTTCGAGGGTGTTAATTTTCCAGTTGTATGAGGTAGTCATGATGTTTTCCTTTGTTAATTAGGGGTGGGATGCTTTGTAGGCATCGAATTCTGCTTTAAGCTCTTGAATAGCCGCTGTGAGTGTTGCCACCAAGAACGATGTGTCGATGCCTTGGTATTTAGGATTGCCTTCAGCGTCTACAGCATCTTTTTCACCAACAACTGCATCAGGAACAACAGCTTGCAATTCGTGAGCAATGAAGCCTTGACCAGCAACGCCATCGGTTTTCCATGTGTAAGTACAGGGCTTGAGTTGAGCCACAGTAGCCAATGCGCCTGTCATCGGGGCAATGTTTTCTTTCAGGCGGTAATCTGAAGATGTGGCGTAAGTTGTTGATGTACCGCTAGTAGATACTGTACCAACAAGTCCGTTAGTGTTATATAGATACCAATGCTCTCTAGCTCCTGATGAGCCAGCCGATGATGACATATATCCTTGGTCACCAGATTTTGTTGCTCTCCAACCCACAACAGATGAACTGGGAGTAGATGTACAGCCCACCAGCAAGTTACCGCTTGAGTCTATACGAGCACGTTCTGCCGCTGCACCACCGCCATCAGCATTAGTTCCAAAAGTTAAAGCAGTTGATGAATTACCAGAATTGCTTGTTATTGACCGAATATATGATGTGCTTGTACCAGAGAAAGTATTAACACCTTCGAACAAAAACTGAGCATAAGTATCTGTTGTTGCAGTATCGTTTCTAACTTTAATAGTTGGTGAGCTTGTTCCACGAACATCTAGTAACTGTGATGGGCTTGTAGTTCCAATTCCAAGCCGACCACTAGCATCCAGAGTCATTGCCTGAGTAAAGGTAATGGCGTTTCCTGCTGTGCCTGATGAGGCTGTGAGCCAGCGATGTTGCCCTGCAAGTTGTTCGTATCTGGATGAGTTTGCGGTAATGTTGTAAATGTAACTGCCGCTACTATTTAAATAGGCGTTGTACGCCAATACAGCCTCGGAACTGCTGCCGCGAATAAGCGACAACGAGTTTCCCACCTGCAAAGCGCGTTCAACACTCCCCCAAGCACTAGGAGTAACTCCCAAGCCTAGATTGCCTGAGGAGTCGAGTGTTGCTTTTTTTGCTCCTTCTGTGTAAAAGGTTAAAGTACTTCCACCACCATCAGAAACCAATTTTGTTTCGGTATCTCCACTATTTTGCAAGTAAGAAACAAAAGCGCCATCACTACGCCTAATACCAATTTTGTTATTTAAACCACCAACAACATCACCACGCACATCCAACTTATAAGCAGGACTACTTGTACCAATACCCAACCCTGTTCCAGTAAGGCGCATTTGTTCGCCAGCACCAGTTTCAAACTGCATATCACCAGTACCAGCAGGGGCAGTGATGAAAGAAAAATTAGTATTACCTGCGTTATTAAAACGAACACCACCACCACCAAGAGAACGCAAACCAACAGCACTTATATAATTAGTTGTTGCTAAATTGCTTCCATCAAAAGTAAGCGCAGAGCCACTTGTCAGAACCTTTGAACCATTGAGATAGGTTACTCCGTTGGCTGTGCCTCCTGAGAGGGTTAGATTTCCGGACAGTGTCGCAGCTGCCGCAGCCACAGTGCCTGTCAATGTTGGTGAAGCAGATAAAACATTGTTGCCAGTACCTGTACTTGTACCAACACCAGTACCGCCTTTAGTGACTTTAAGCAAAGGACCCGCATCAAATAATGCGTCAATCGTATCTAAGTCAGTATTGATCTTGCCACCCCATGTGTCGGTGGATGCACCAACTTCTGGTTTGGTAAGTCCTAGGTTGGTTGTTGTGGTATCTGCCATTTTTTCACCTCTATGCGGCTATTTGCCAAGTTTCGCTATTATCCGCAATTGCTGTCCAAGATTCACTTGTATCGCTAATTGCGGCCCATGTTTCTGATGTGTCTGTGATCGGTGTCCATGTCTCAGCATTGTCAGAGATTGCACTCCATGTCTCTGCCGTATCACTCTCTGCCACCCATTTTAGATTGCCAGCAATCGTCATAGATGACTGGCAAGTGAAATTGATTGGCGTGCTTTGTCTTCTCTGGCCGTTGATGCTCATGCCAGACTGGGCTGAAATCAGCACAGCCTGATTCACGATCACGCTGGTGGCCACAGTCATTGTGGCAAAGTCTTCAATCAAAATCTGGATCAGTGGGACCCTGACGCCATTGACAGACATGGTGCTGACATCGACCGATGCAAATCCACCAATGGCCACCCTTGTTGCCGCCAGGCTCATGCTAGAGCTTGCCGCGAGTGTCGATCTACCTATGGCATAGCGCAAAGCGCTTGCGGCCATGGTGCTGGCGCTAGACGCTATGGCCGATGCGTCTGCGACTCTTTGCGCAGCAGCTGTGGCACTGCTAGATGCTGAAATTGAGAATGATGTTGTCTTGACGACATTGGCTCTGACAGTCTCTGTGCTAGTGCTAGATGCAGAAAACGCACCTATGCAGATGCGTCTTGCATTGATTGCAGCCGTGCTGGTGGCTGCAAATGTGACTGCCCCAAGGCTTACGCCATAGGAATACTTTCCTTGTCCATACGGGCCAAGACCATAGGCTGCCATGTCATGTCAATGTGACATCAAGGTCGCCAGCTGGGATGCGCAGCACATCGCCATCATTGATGGTGCGTGCTGTGGTCAGCGCAGCCCAAGCAATCAAGTTGCCGCCAGTAGATGCGTCAAAGATGCCAGCCCAGCCAATTGACCCCCAGTTGCCGCCGCTTGCAGCTGCAAACTCGATGGCCGCCGCATTGGTGGCGTTGGTGGGGCTTGTGCCAGAAACAGTGATCGTGCCGGTGGCCACTCGCGCATAGGCGTTGCCAGAGACCTCAGTGCCGCCACCAGTATCACTTGGAGCAGCTGTAAAGAGGCCGATATACCAAGCCGTTGGGCGTGTGGCCGAGCCACTGGTCAGCAGCCAGGTTAAAACTAGGTTTTCGGTGTAGTCTGTAAAAGATGACATGTCCAGTCCTTATCCAAAAGATTTTGCACGGGTGAGCAATGTGCCGCCAGAAGATGCGCTGCGATCATCAGCAGTTTGCAAATCATTCATGGCACGATCATAGAGCGCTGACCATGTCGAGATTCTCGCATCATCTTGCAAGTATGGTGCAGCCTGGAGCAGTGATCCATACAGATAAATGTCTGGACTCGATGTCAAAAGCCAGTTGTTGGCCACACTGCTTGATAACTTTGTCAACTTAGCGTAATAGGTCAGCTCTGTCGTGTAGTTGCTGTCTGGTGTTGGGACCAATCTAAACTGGCTACCGACCACGCCAAAGAATTTTGGCTTACCGCTGGCTGTGTACTTGGTTGATTCAGCGTCTAGCGAATCAATGCTCAAAAACTGCAATGGGGTTTGTGGATTGGTGCTGGTGAGCTTGAGAGATTTAGTCTCCAAAAAGTCAGCCGGCACGGCGCCATACTGCGCGTCAAAAGAAGCATTGGCCCTGACGATCATCTGCCTGGCGCGCAATGTTCTTTCGATTTGTGCCTCGGCCAGAGAGATAAAGTCAGGGATGGCTGCCGTCAGGTCAGACCGATTGAGCCAGTCACCAATTGAAGCCTTCAGCTCTGTGTATGTGCTAAGTGCCATTTTTCGCCTCTTTTTCCATCTCTTCTTTGACAATCCAAGTGTGAGGGTGGCCAAACTCAAAAGTGCCTATGTGGCCAATTTCATGCGAGACATCATGGTCGATGTAGACTTTAAAGCCCAGCTCTCTGGCCTTCCTACAAAAGAACACATCTTCTCCCATGTAGCCCCTGGTGGTCTGCCACGGCATATCAAACCATGGCTCAGACATTCCCTCAAACACCTTGCGCTTGATCAGCATTATGCCCGTTCCAATGCTTCCCACCTCTTCCAATCCAGTCGATTCTGGCATGGTGTAGACGGGAATGCGCTTGTCGTTCTCATCATAGTTCTGAGCTGTCGGGCCAGTGGGCATTCTGCGCCTGGCACAGTTGGCAGCCACAATGTCTTTGTCGTGCTTGAGCAGTCTTCCCACCATGTCTTGGGGAAATGTCATGTCCGAGTCAATGAAGAGAATGTGTGAGCAGCCCTCGGCCATCGCATCCAAGCAAAGGTCAGCCCTTTGGTTTTGGAGAATCGTGCCTTGCATCAGTTTCAGGCTGATTGCGTCAGGAGTGTTGAGTGTGTGATACGCCACCATGTTGACCATGCAATAGCAATAGTTGGTGTGGACCTGATCACGGGCCGGTGTGCAAACTGCAATGTAATTGCTCATATCTTCCCAGGTCGTGTTCTAAAAAATTGGTTGTCAGAGTCGTTGAGCCATTTTTTCATGTACTCCTGGTCATCTATCTTGCCCTCGGCCTTCATCTTGTAATAAAGGGATTCGGGAATGGATGCGACCAAGTGCCACTCACCTTTCCAGGCGGCCTTTTCGTCTTGTGCGTTATAGATGGCCTTGTTGGCCTCAATCACCGCAGTCACATCTTGCTGGGTCTGGATCGTCACATCGCCTGTCTCTGGGTTTTCATGCCAGAAGCGCTTGATGCCTTGATCTTTGTTTTCGCTAAATAGTCTTTTGTAAATCATGTTTAAAAAAAAGGGCCAAGTTTCCCTGGCCCTTTCCGTTTGCTTCGATTAAGAAGTGACCAAGTCAGCGGCCAAACCGTGGGCGTTTTCAGCCAACACTTTATGACCCCATTCCACGATCAACATGCGCTTTTCAGCGTCACCAGTCTTAGCCAATTCGACTTGCTGGTAAGGACGCAGCACAGTCATCTTGGCGTAGTCAGGATCGATCACCCATGCATCACGCTCACGCTGGAATCTATTGGCGATGACCTGGACATTTCCGAAGTCTGAAACGTAGATGTCCACGGCGCCGACCAATGTCGCAGGCTTTGCACCACCATCGATGTTGAAACGGCTGGAGGCAATACCAGAGAAACCAGACACGCGCTGCTTGTTGACAGGACCGCACATCAGAATCTTAGGTGTACCACCTTGTGTCCACACCTTCTGAATCACATTCTTGAGAATGGTTTCAGTAAATGTGCGCACTGTGCCATCTGTACGGGCGCTATTTGGCAGCGTTGTGTAAGATGGGTCAGCACCGCCAGAGCCTTTGTCGGTGTTTGTTTTCACAAACGCGCCCAAAGAGGCAGTGGTACGGGCAGTTGTCGAATCACCAGCAACAGCGATGGCGCCGTTGAGCATGGAGAATTCTTGGTCACGTTTAATTTCCGCGCCGCGCTTCGCGATTTGGTAGGCCAGCTCACTGCGACGTCCTGCCTTGTTCACCACTTCTTCAGTAGCTGACAAGATGATTGTCTTGCGTGAAATCTGTGCGTAGTTTTGCAAACGCACAGTAGCTGTCACCGCATCAAAAGACGCGACATCGTCACCTTCAAGCTGCGCATTTGCGGCGGCACTGGAAAGTTGGTCTGTCTGCCACTCGTACAAGCTGTTGGACACATTCTCGCGGCCAATGTTGCTCATGTAAGGGGTTTCTTCTGGAGAAATGTTTGTGATCACATTGCTCAAGTCTTCGCGGATACCCTTTGCAGAGTAGGTTAAAAATGTATTGCTAACGATAGCCATAATTTCCTCATTTCAATAAAAGTTCAATTGCAGATGCCGCATCATCGATGCGACCGGTTTTTGCAAGACGCTGCTTTGCGCGTGTACTTTCAGTTGTTGTCGAAACCCGACCAGCTGCACCAGGCTTGGCTGGTCGTGGGCCATTGTTCACCACAGGCTTGATGCCTTGGCGTTTACTTACCATTTGGTCAAACAGTGCCGCTTTACGCAGCAGTAAAACCAGCCGGTGGTCGTAAACACTCTTCAAGTCTTCATCGGAAAAGCCTGCTGCCTTCGCAGACTCAACCAGTAGCGCTTTCTCGACCTTTGCCTTCTTTGGATCTTTCCAATCTGGCAAGGCTGCTAACAGGGCTTCTTGCTGGCTGGCAAGTTGGGCTTCCATAGCACGCTGCTGTTCATACTGAGTGACTTGAAAAAGACGCTGCTGTTCGGACTGAATAGCACCGAGCTTCTCTTGCCTCTCACGCATGATTTCCTTTTGCCTTACCCATTCAATTGGGTCCTCTTGGTAGAGGCGCTCCAAATCAACTTGAGGCTCCGAAGACTGAAGTTGGGCTTGCAATGCTCCCAACAATTGAGCGTACTGTTCACGCTCGGCCCGCACTGCCTGCGTTTCTTGCTCGACTTGCTTTCGCACTTCGGCAATCTGCTGCGTTTTGCGGGTGTAGTCCTGAGTCCTGGAGTAGCCTTTTTGAAGTTCGTCCAGCGTCACGGCGACTTCCTTGCCGTCTACTTTGACGGTGAAAGTCTGTGGCTGTTCTTGCTCCTCTTGCTCTTCCTCTTCCTCGGACTGTTCCTCTGAGGTCTCTTCATCTGGCGCGTCTTCCACACCAGACTCATCCTCCTCAGAAGCCGCTGTCTCGGTTTCCTCTTGGGATTCCTCGACTTGCTGCGTCCCGTCAACTTCTGCTTGTCCCTTTTCGGGGGCTAACATTGCCGAGATAGCACTGGCCGCATCGGCCATATTCATTGCTTGTGTTTCTGCCATAGTATTTTCTTAAATTAGTGTTTTCTGTGATTTGCTAATCGCGTTCTGTGCAATCTTGCCGTTGTCCATTATTTTGATCAACTCTTGCCGCAGGCCGTCAATGGCCTGCAACATGCACCACGCTGTTTCGCGCCTCGCAGACTCTTCGGGTTTCGATGAACGAAATATCCAAAGTTGGTCGCCTTCTAATTTCGCAATTGCTGCATTGAGGGTTTCATCCTCCAGCAACTGCTTGGCCTTTCGGCCTTTATTTACCTGGTCTTCATTTGTCACTTACTGTGCCATTCCTTGAAAGGTTGATGGGGGCATCATCTCAGGCGCTGGTGGCTGCTGCGGCTGCTGCATTAACTGCGCTGCCTGCTGCTGGGCCAGCAATGCCTGCTGACGAATCGCTTCACGATCAATATTTTGTGCGGCATCAATTTCCGCTGTACTGATCTGTGATTTGTACTTTAACTCAATTTCATACTTTTTGAGATACAAATCTTGAGCCATCTTGTCACGGGCCAAATCATCATCTAAAAGCATTTGCTGGCGTTTTAGCTCCAGCTCGGCTGCCTTTTTCTGGATATCGGCCTGAATCGACTCGGCCTGCACCTTGGCCAAAATTTCCTCTGGTGAGGGCTTTGGCTGGGGTGGCGCTGGCGGCTGATAGTCAGCAGGGATTTGCTGGAAGTAGCTTGTCGTGTCCTTGAACCCAGACAGCTCCACCACTTTGCGCAGAGTGTTTGACAGCTGCTGTGGCGTGACCAATGGGTTTGTAGGACCAAGCTGATTCAAGATTTGCTCTTGCTTGGACAAGATCATCATCAGCGCTTGGAGCTTCTCATTGGTGTCGCCATTGCCAAGCGCAATATTAATGTTGGCATCCATGCTGGCATCCCAGAACCTTGGATCGATGGACACCCACTCATTGCGCATACGCACCATGCGTGCTTTGTCCTGGTGCGTTGTGGCCAAGAACAAAATTCCCTTGAAGAGCTTTTTCATGCCCTCGGCCAAAAGGCGTGCTGTCAGCTCAATGCGGCCTTGGCTGGCTGATATCGTTGCGGCCACAGCTGCCTTGGTGCTTGACTGCAATGCATCAGCATTCAGGCCCATGGCCGCCTTGCTCATGCCGGTGCGATCTTCCTTGATCTGGTCCATGTATTCCATCATCGGGAATGCGGCCTGACCCACAAATGGCGTGGACAGGGGCTGGACCATGCCAGGCGCACGCATCCGAATGATGGCGCCTGTCTCATTGTTCAAGACATCATCAATGTTGACCTGACCCTCAACCACCGCGGTGCGTGGGTGAATGGACTGGGCCAAGCTGTCCAGCGTATTGCGGAGAATCTCAGACTTGATCTCTTGCAAGTCGCGGGTGATGTCAAAAATAGACATCGCCTCAAGGGGACTTGTGTGTGGCTCTGGGTCGCAGGGGAAGTCAGCAAATGGGATATAGCTTGCCGGCAGATTGCGCACCACCTTATAGCTACCACCCATGCAGCAGACTTTGCGCAGCTCTGCAATGCCGTCACCATCATAGTCAACACGCGAATAAGCCTCGATATAAAGCACCCTGCGCATCATCGGATTGGCAGCGTCATTTGTGCCAAATGTTGTGGATAGTGGCTGACGCGCCAAATACTCATCATTGCTGTCCAAGTCGGTTGAAGACAGATTCTCTTCAATCTCATCTTGGTCATAGCCCATGGCCAGCAAGTCAGCCATGGTGGCCATCTGCCGGTGGGCAATGATGGTCGAGTCGTCAAACGATCTGGCGCGTCTGTCCAAGAGCAGCTCTTCGGGTGGCACAGCCATGATCTTGATGCGGCCATCTTTTGTGATACGCTTGATCTGCACATCATGGATCATTGGTGCAGGCATAACCATTGGCTGTCCAGTTGTGGGGTCCACAGTTGTCAGCTGCGCTTCGTCAACATCTGGATCAGGGTAAGACACCACAATCTTGACTTCCGCGCCAGGCTCTTGCATCAGCATCTCAAGGGTCTGCTCATCTAGGCCTGTGTATTCCTCAATCCGGACCTTCTCCTCATCTTCCCACCAGAATTTGGCAATGCCGCATTTGCGAACCAGTGCATCTTTAAAAATTGCATAGCTCGTTAAAAACCCATTGTTGTCGTTTTGGAAAATGTAATTAGCATAGTCGGTGGCCTGTTGGGCCATGCGAATGTCTTCGGGTCCCCTGGGACTGAATTCAACGACATTCTCAGAACTAAAGAAAACGCGCATCAGGCTTGGCAGCATGGCCGAGACAGTGTCCCGCACCTCCATGGCCACCACCTTGCTGTTGCCTTCGACCTCATTGCCGAATAAATCACCGCGATAGTACTCAGTCCCTTTGGCGCGTGTGGGCGACAGATCACTGTCCACATAGCTCACCGCATCGGTCAGGTCTTGCGTAATGATCGCTTGCAGCTCTGCATCGTCCATTGGCTCTGTGGCTGCAATGTCGGTGCTCATGTTCATGTTCATGTCGTTCATTTTTTGTTCCTTGCAGATATCGCTTTGGCTTTGGTCTTGGCGTCAGCCTTGGAGCTTGCGCCCCATGCCTTCAGACTCAGCAGCAGCCTGGTCGGCTCGCCACCCTTGTACTCAGGCCCAGGCATATTGCCCATACGCGCCAAAAATGACGCTCGCCTTGGATTGTCGCCTGATTTGACCGGCGCTTTTAAGTTCATCCCCTCGGCCTTGGCGCTGGCACGGCCCTTGGCGTTTAAGCCGCCAGAGGGGCTTTTGCCTTCTTTGCGCTGCCAAGCTGGGGTCTTCATTTTTTCTTCACCGGCTTTGCAGTCTTGGCTGCCGCCTTGAAGTCAGCCGCGCTTGGTGCGCCTTTAGCACCAGGCTTTCTCATCTTCTCGCCAGAGCCAGCCTTGATGCGCTCACGCTTGGCCGCGATGTTGGAATAGAGTCCTTGTTTCATTCCTCTTCTCCCTCTTCATAGCCTTCGCCCTCTTCCATGTCCTCACCCTCTTGCTCGCCAGTGTTGGGGCCACCCACCACCCATGCATCACAAGTTCTTGAGGCCGCGCACTTGAAGTCAAAGATTTCGCAGTAGCCAAGGTCGGCCAGCTTGATCGTTCCCCATGGGTCGGCTTCCATGCCAATACCCTGCGCAATGCACTGCTTCATGTTGTCAGAGACATTGAAAGCTGCGCAGTTGCCGCAAATACTTTGCTTGGCGTCTTCCATGCTCACATCCCACTGGTCAGCCTTCTTGCGCCAAAAAGCCTCATTGGGCAGCTTGGGATTCTCAGGGCCATAGGCCGCGCTGGTGATTGCCTTGGCGCGATTCTTTAAATTCAGGGTAATGTCTTGCGTGGGCATGGGGCAGTTCTCGCCACCCTCCATGTCCTCGCCCTCTTGCCTGTCCATGACTTGGCTCATGGTGCGCTGCATGGTGGCCATTATTTTTTCGCCTTGTTCTTTGCTGTGCGCTGGCCGCGCATGGGCATCTTGGCCTCAGACATTGCAATGGCAATGGCTTGCTTGGGATTCTTAACCACTGGACCACCCTTGCCGCTATGCAGCTTGCCAGAGCCAAACTCTTTCATCACAGAGCCGACCTTCTTTTGCGCCTTACTCATTGCCTTCATAGGTTTCCCCTTTGGTTTGTCAATACCCGAATTATGCAACCCGCACAAGGTTTCTGCGCAGGGGCTGGCTCCATTTGCTTGAGCCACTGCTGCCGTACATCCCCGCAATTGCGTCACTTGCAAATGTCAGGACAAAGGCATCGGCCTTGTCAGGGCTTGGCAGCCCCCGCCGCCTGATCTCATCTTTTCCCTCAATGGCGATCTTGCCGTTGCTAGTGAAACTGTAGCGCACTGTGGCCAGCTCCGAGATCAAGACCTCATCCTTTGGCATCTTGCAGTCCCGCGCCTCAAGCCACGCCCGTGCCTTGTACCAAAGCTCTGCCTTGAGATTCCTATAAGTCCCGCCCATGGCTGGGGACTCACTCACATTGATACCCCTGACCGGCAGCCCCAGCTCTCGCAGCCGGTCCACCACCCCAGCCCCAAGGCCGATGGAGTCGACCAATATCTCTTTGGGCTGCTGGCTTGGCGCCAGTGCCTGGTACTCGGCCACCACCGCCCCAGTCAGCTGCATCAGGTCCAAATTCTTCCATGTCCGGATATTCTCTGTCACCGCATTGCCTTGGCGCTTGCAAAGCGCTGACCTATCACTTCCAAACCTTGCCACATCCAAGCCCCATATCATGGGCGCGTAGTCGCTTGGCGCCACATCCCTGTTGACCGCACTCTCCAAAAGGTCCATGGCAATCACCGTGTCATCGTCCCCCTTCGGGAATTCCCCAATGACCCTGATCCGGTAGACATTGCTGTCCTCGCCATAGCGCATGGCCATCTCTTTGACATACTCATCAGACACCCGTGGCGAGTCAGTACACGCCACCTGAAATGTTGTCCATTCATCAGACAGCCTGGTATGCGTGTCGTAAAAAAACCCACTACTCCTCACCGGATTACCCAGCAGCAGCGTCACAGCGTTATGCCCAGACATCGATCCAGCCGCCGCCTCGAACACTTGCTCTGGCACACCACTAGCCTCATCAGCCACCAGCATCACATTCTCAGAGTGAATCCCCTGCAAGGCTTCAGGCTGCTCTGCCCGTGATGTCCTGGCACTTATGAACATCTCAGTGGGCGCAGCATTAAATTCAATCCTCTCTTGCTTGACAGTCAAAAGCCCCTGCAAGGGCAAAGGCATCGCATTGATCCACCTCTTCAGTTCCGCAAACATCGCGTCATAAAGCTGGCTGCTCGTTGGCGCCGTGACCACCACCTTCACCGGCGATCTGGTCATAAAGTACCAGAGCATGGCCCAGCTGCTTGCTGTACTCTTCCCCACCCCGTGGCCAGACCTGACAGATATCTTCCGATCCCCACGAGCTATCGCCCCAAGAAACTCCACTTGCCACGGGTCAGGATCAACCCCCAGCACCTCCCGCACAAACAGCACAGGATCAGGCTGATACCTCTGCACCCACTGACTAAACACATTCTCTTTACTCATGGGTGAATAGTCTCATAAATTCTCCACTGCCTCTCAGGCATCGCAAACTTATGCGCATCAAGCTCATCAGTCCTCACCAACAGCAAAAAATGCATGGTCATGGCCAAATCAAAATGCCCCGACTCAATCGCCTCCAGCATCTTGATCCTCAAGTCCAAGATCACCACCTCCAAGTGCAGCGCCGTTAACAGCTCATTCATTTGACCATCCTCGCTTGCTTTAGATTCTTACCAGTCTCACGATCAGTCCAGCAGCTGGCACATATCCACCTGGCCGCACTCATCTGAACCCCACCCTCCGGCGGCTTCATCTCTTCACACTTATTGCACAGCTTTAATCTATGCCCATGCACATTGCCATTCAATCTCACATGGTTATTCACAAAATTACTCTTCATTTTCTCGCCGGACATTCCCGACCCTGTTTGCAGTCCTGATGACATGGTGGACACTTGCGGTCAATAAAATCATACTCATTGATCCAAAGCCTAGAAACCAACCCACAGCTCGGACCAGTTTCAATTGGTGGATTATCTTTCTTTTTAAATATATTAAAGAGGCTGAATATATTCATTGCAACCTCTGAACCTTATTATCTTTATGGATTAACCACTTATCACCTAATAATCTAATCGCCTTGATATATTGCAATTGATTATGTCTGTTCGTGCTTCGCGGTACATATTGCACATTGAATAATTGCCTGACTTTTGTCAGCATTTGAATATTCATATTACCCCCACGATTTTGTTTATATCCACCCATGTGTGCCAAGTAATGTGGCCATCTGGACTCATCAAAGTGCAAAACACTTTTTTGTCCTTGACCTCATCAGTGTCCAGCACAATCCACTCCCGGTCATCAAGGACCACCGTTGCCTGCTTTGTCTTCATAGCGTTTATGCGTGTAGTTGGTGAAGATTAGATTGTGAAGCGTTTTTGCGTTTTATGTCAACTAGTGCAAAAGATTTTTTAAAAAATTTTTTTTGTAGGTGTTTAGTGCCGCCACAGTCACCCCCGCCAAACCGGCGGCAGGGGGGGGTCGCGGCCACCGACCGCCAGCCACCAGCCGCCGCCGCTGGGTTATCAACAGCACTTTGTCCACTTCTATCCACAGATTCCTGTGCATAACCTCATCAGTAACACCAGAGCATTACTTTTTCTGTGGATATCTCCAAATCAACTTAACATAATGGTCATTGTGTTAAGTCACTGAATCATTTGGTATTCGTTTACTGCGAATTGTCTAGCGATACGATGCTGCGCTTGCGCAGTGCATCGAGCGCCATGCTGCCCAGGTCGATGTTGACCAATGGCTGCTGCTTGTCGCCATACTCATCAGGCGCCTGCTTAGAGGCCAGCCAGCGCCTTGTATCGACCCGCAGCTTGGCCACTTGCGCCTCTTGAGGGCTTGCGCTGTCTGCGATTTCCAGTGTCTGCTCTGCTAAACTTCTCCCACCTCGCGTGCGTGCGCGTGCGAGAAGTTCTCCCCTCTTGGCATCTTTTTCTACCCATTTGTAGAAACCACTGATGCTGATGTCCAAAGACTTAATCACCGAATCGACTGTCTTGCCTTGTGAGATATGGTCAAAGACCATGGCCTCACCGCCAAAGGCGTGGATTTTCTTATTGATTGAAGACATCTCTTTGCGCTCGACAGCTGCCATGTCGCGCTGGTTGAGCTGGCGCTCTGCAATGTTGTCTGCCAGTTCACTCAAAGTCTTCGCGCTTTTCTTTGTTGCCATTCAGATACTCCTCAATTGTTTTGATTGCATCGGCAGCAGACCTTGCGACCACTGACCGATAACCTTTTGCATTTAACTGCAAACCTACGGCGCTTTGTTTGCTTGAGACCACACCGGCCTTGGTCTTCATCTCCACAAACAGCGCATGAAACCCGTTTTTAGGCTCCAAGACGCACAAATCAGGCATCCCAGCTAAAACCCCCTCAGAATGCAGCCTAACGCGCTCTGAGGCCGTTCTATCGCCTCCATTCGGTATTGCTGCGATGATCACCTCCGGATAAAACGCTCGGAAGTGCTGCACCACCTTGACCTGGTCAATGTGTTCAACACTTTTTCTTTTGCGCTTTAAGTCAACCACCATCCTTCAGATTCTACTGCCGAGGGCTTGGCCTGAAACATGTGGCATCGGTGCTTGACATCTTTTGGGAATACGGCGAAGCCAGTTGGGCCGCACTGGTGTTCGGTCCATGTGACTGTTGCCCATCCATTGCGAATCTTGGCCTGGTCAAACATCCACTGAAGTGGTTTTGCGTTGACCTTCCTGACCTTCTCCATCAATTCTGCTGGCATTGACTTGCGCTGATCTACAGCACTGCAATGCTTGCACTCATGGCAAAAAACCCTCTCATCTTCGACAAATTCCTTAACTGTGGATAAGCTGTGCATAACTTTCCTTCCTTTTGGACCATCTAATGCTCGCTTCTAATACGGAAAGCCCTATAGGAAAATTCCGCCTTTCCGCATTAGAAACTGAACCACCTTCCAAGCCGAGACTGGTCTGTGGATAAGTGGGTCTAATGACCCCACTTATCCAACAATCCCAGCCATTGTCTAATACGGAATTCCGCATTAGTTCCGCATTAGTTCCGCCTTTCCGCATTAGCCCTATCATGTCAACCTCACCCACCCCGACTGAGGCTCATTGGGTGCAAACCTGGTGAAGATTGCCGTGCCAATGTGCTTGCGGATATAGCCTGCATCACTGCCTTTGACGCTGCTGAATATTTCGGTCCAGTCAAGTTGGTAGGCGTTTTGGAGTTCTTTTGGGATGTTTGGGCGACCAGGGCCACGGCGCATGATCACGCTGCTGTGTTGATTGATGATGGACTGGACATGCAGGCAGACCTCATCGCACTTGTCTTGGATGCGCTGCTCTTTGGCGCTGTCTTGCATGGACTGCCTGGCGGCCAATCGGTCTTGCTCCGATGACATGGCAGGGATGGCCACACGGCAGATGATCTCTTGCATGTCGCCAGCTTGGGTTAAAACAACTTCTGGGAAAGTGATGCTGTCAAACTTAATCTCTCTGAATGTTGGCTCGTATCGGGTCTTGGTCAGCTTTAGGTAGCGCTGGTTATCGTCATCCATGAAGAGCACGCCGGTGAGGGTTGCGTCTCCCGTAAATGCAGATGCACCACGGGCCATGGCGTCTGAGTCTTGGCGGCTTATTGTTTTGTTGGTATGGGTCAGGATACAGACTGGCGCCTTTTGCTGGATAAATATGGTCTGCTTAATGGCGGCAATATATGCACCAACTTCCGAGTTGTCATTCTCATTGTCAATATCCATGGTGGCATTGGCCGTGTCCAATACTAATAATGGCCTTGTGCCATTTACTGTGTGGCGCTCAATATTATGGGCAAGCCTGAGTAAATCCTTAACATTGGACCTTCTGGCATCAATAACCACAAACCATTCGTTTAGGTTATTTAAACCATAATGCTTTGAATATGCGAATAATGTCCTGATTATCTGGTCAGAGTCTTCAGTCACTATGATTGATTTGCGTTTGTTCTTTGCGTAGATTTCGCACCCTTCAACACTAAATCCCGCCATGACCATGCACATGGACAAAACTGCTGTGGTCTTGCCCACACCAGGCTGCCCTGCCAAGATAAAGAAAGAATGGGCCATGAACCCTTCGATCAGGTAGTCGATGGGCTTGAGGCTGGACAGATCAAGCGCCAGCTCTGGCCATGACGGGTCTGGGGTGTCGGTGGTGGCCACTGGCGCATCAGGTTTTTGTGCCTGGCTGATCACAGCTGCAAAGTCTTCCACCGCTGACTTGCGCTCGGACTGCTTGGTCGGGGCTTCCCAGCCTGCATCCTTGGCGTATTTGTAGAGAGTGCCGAGACCTACACCCTTGCCCTGGTGAAAGCTCTTCCAGTGCAGCTCAATGTCCTTAGTGCCGGCAAACTTCTGGCCAGCCATGGACCATGTCATCCATGGGCCAAGACCTGCCTCGCCAAATTCTGTGTGTAGCGCTTGGCCAAGCTCGATCCACTGGTCATAGTCGCAGTCTGGGCTGATAAAGTGCAGCGCCTTGACAGCGCGATCAATGTCGCTGTCTTCAACCCTTGAGCCTAATTGGGTGAAGTCAAAGGATTGGCTCGGTGGCGCAGGCTTTGGCTCTTGAAGCTGGTGCTGCTCGATGATCCCCCAGTCTTGTAGAAGAGCATAAAGGTCTACGGCCTCTTGGAATTCACCGGCCATGGCCTTGCCAGACAGTAGCACCGACTTGCCGGCACTGTTTGGGAGGCCAAATACTTCGAGTTCCTGACCACCGCCGAGCTTGTATTTGGGCAGGACCTGGTCAGATTCTTTGGGTGGCTGCACCCATAGGAAAACATGCCTGCCACGGCCTGAGACAGAGACCTCGGTCAGCATGTTGTTGGCCTTGACATACTTGGCCATGCGCTGGATGGCCACATTGGTGGGGCCAGAGGCGTGCTTCATATCCACATCGAGGCAAACCAGATAGTTGCCTGATGGGCTGATGATGGGGCGCTGCTGGACTAGGCCAAGGTATTGGCCAAATGGGCATGATTCCATGGCCCAGATGTCCTCAGAGCTGTAGAGGTCTGATGGGTCGGTGTCCCGTGCCACACCTTGGCCGCTTCGCTTGAATGGAATCTTTTTGGAGCCTTGCAGGGCAAAGGTACAAAAGACAGCATCGGGGGCGACAGCGCCAATCTTGCAGGCCACTTGCTGGCTCTGGCTGAATGTATCTGGCAGGGGTGTTTCAGTTATAGTTGACACTGAAATTCCTTTAGGTTGGGGTTTCATTTTTGATAGTTGCCATGAGTTGACTTTGACCTGGGAGTGTTTACGCGCTGCCAGGTCTTTTCTTTTGGCATGAGGTTTGGATTCTATTCCTTGGCCTTGACAAGACTTGGCGCAGCCACCTTCTCGCCAACTAGGTCTTCGCTGACCTCGACACCGAGTTTCAAGACAGCACTGGGGCTTTTCAGCTCCCACACTTTCAAATTGTCTTTGAATGCCTCCATGACCAGCTTCTCATCCTTCCAGAATTTTGTCTTGCGGCCTGCACGCATGGTCCAGCCAGTGATTGCTTTGCCATCAGCGATCTGAGCCTTTGCAGCAGTCTGCACGGCATCGGCCCATGCGGCCACCAGAGCTGCGTTGTCCAGCATCTCAGGGGTGACAGTGGTGTCAGGCTTGAAATCAAGCCTAGCGGTCTCTTGGACCTTCTCGCGCATAGATGGGCAGATGGTCTTGGCCTTGCAGTAGCGGCAGGCATCCACGCTGGGGCTTGTTGGTGCATCAGCTGTGAGCGCTAATTCCGCAGCAGTCTTCAAGCGATCACCATGGTCAATCAAGTCTTGGCCAGTGACTGTCCACTTGCTGTGGCCGAAACGGGGCTGGAAGATATGCACTGTGGCCGTGATGTGGCTGGGCGCTTTGAATTGCCTCATGGCGCCCAAGGCATATGTCAGCAGCTGCTTGTTGTCTGTGGCGTCAACGGCCACACGGCCAGTCTTTAGGTCCACGACATGCAAGTGGTCGCCATCGACCAGGACTGCATCAGCCGTGCCGCCAAGCGCTGGGTGTAGGGACTTGAGGCCTTCATCGAGGTTTACTTCGATGAGCTTCTTGCGCGGATTCTCGACCAGAGTGTTGACAAAGTCTGCGTAAAGCTGGGCCATGGCCACATGGTCCTTGTCGGTGTTGGCAGGGACTTCATGGCCAGACAGAATGATCTCAGAGAGTTCATGGATTGCTGTGCCGATGGCAGCAGCCTCGCCGGCTGGCTCGTAGGGCATGAAGGATTCGAGCCGGTATGAGCCTGGGCACTGCATGAATCTGTCGGTGCGGGATGCTGACAGTCGGGCGTGTTTACGGGTTTCATGTTGCATGGTTTCTCCTGGTTAAATGATTTGATTGACGACATTGAGCTTCTTCAAAACCTTGGCCAGCACATTGTGGTCAAGGGATGCCCTAATGGTCAGAATGTAGATGATGGGCGGGATGCCTGACTTGTTGATGTTCTCGACCCTGCTACTGGCCTGCTCCAGCGCCGAGGTGGACCAAGTGCATTCGACAAAGACAATGGTGTCGGCAGCGGAGAGGTCCACACCCTCAGACATGGCAGCAATGTTGCCGATGATGCATTGGGTCTTGCCGGTCTGGAAAGCCTCGATGGCCATGTCGCGCTTGGCCCGTGATGTGTCACCCACCACAATGACCGGCTTGTGTTCTTTGAGTTCATCTTGCAGGGCTGCCACAACATCCTTGTGGTGCGCAAAGACCACTACCGGCTCATTGGCCTGCAAGAGGTCATCAATGAATTCACTGGCAGCCTTCACCTTGCGCATACCGGCCTCGCGCATGACCTCGGCCAGACCCTCAAAGGCCAGCAAGGCATTGGGGTTTGCCACCAAGGCATCGGCATCAAAGCCTTGCTCGCGTTTGTCACTGGGTAGGTCAAAGGTGATGAGACTGACTTGCGGGTTTTTATAGTCCTTGAAGATGGCCTCTTTCTTTCTGCGCAGCACATGGGGCTTCATCAGCTCTTTGAGTTCACCCAAGTTGCTGGCGCCACTGGTGTCTAGCCCCCATGGCGCCGCCCACATCTTGGCGTATCGGGCTGCAAAGTCGTACCAGCCGCCACGATAAACACCAAGGCCGTGCAAGATGGGCCACAGCTCGATGGGGCGATTTGGGATGGGTGTGCCACTGAGGGCATAGACATAGTCAATCTTTTTCATGGCCAGCATGGCCGCCTTTGTTCTGGCAGCCTTTGGATTCTTAATCCTGTGGCACTCGTCCAAAACTAGAGTGTTATATCTGTCGCATTGCGTTACACCATACTGCAACACATCGTAGTTGATGATGGTGATATCTGCTGAATTTATCTCTGCCGCGCCTCGTTTGCCGTTGACCACATGGACTGTGACATTGGGGGCCAGCTTGCTGAAAGCCGCTTCCCAGACTGTCTTGGCAATGGCTGGGCAGACGATGAGGGCTGGGAGGTTTTCTAGGGCAGCAGCTGCTGTGGGTAGCGTCTTACCAACACGGGGCTGGTCGGCCAGTATGGCCCTGCGCCGAGACAGTAAAAAGAGCTTGGCCTCTTGCTGATGGGGGAATAACTGCATGATCGTTTCCTTCGTTTAATTTGTTGGCAGTGTAACCACATTTGTGCTAAAGTGCAATTTCTGCAAACGCAGAAAACGATTAAATCGTTAAAACCCTGTAAACCCTTAAAAGGAAAAAACCATGTCTACAAGAGTCGTAACCGGTAAAGTTCGCTTCTCATATTTCTCAGCTTTGACAGCTCGCAAGAATGAGATGAACGGCAAAGAAGAGTTCTCAACCCAAGTGCTGGTCCCCAAATCAGACACCGAGACTGTGAACCAATTGAAAGCGGCAGCCAAGGCCGCATTGACCGCCAAGTTCGGGGACAAGATTCCCAAAACTGTGCGCAATCCCTTGCGTGATGGCGACACCGAGACCAAGTCTGATGGCTCACCACTGGGCGATGAGTACAAGGGTCACTACTTCTTCAACACTAAGTCAACGACCAAGCCTGGTGCTGTGGACGCCCATGGCCACGACATCATTGGCAGCCAAGACATTGTGTCTGGCGACTATGGCCGAGTGAGCTTGAATGCTTATGCCTATGACCAAGCTGGCAATAAGGGTGTGTCGTATGGCCTGAACAACATCATGCTCTTGGCCAAGGGTGATTCGCTTGGTGGTGCAAAGCCAAGTGCTGCCAGTGATTTTGGCGTGGTGGCCGGCAAGGCGCCAGCAGCAGAGTCAGTCGATAGTGACTGGTGATCTGTCCTCGATCAGCTTATTGAGCGCAATGTTCAATTGATTGACTGATGTCCACAAAGGCTCCACAGTTCCAGACAGCCACCGGCTGACTTGGGACTGCTGGATGCCAGCGGCCTCGCACACCGCAGCCATGGTGATCTTGTGAGCCTTGGCCCTCGCCCTGATAGTGTGAATTGATTCCATGGCCGCATTCTAATTGCGGAATATGTATAAAAACAACAGATAAAAATAATTGTTGCAACATATTTGTTTTATGTCCACAATGGTTACACCAATCAACTTAAACGAAAGAAACCGATGAAACCCTCAACCGAATCCCTCTTAGATTATTTGACAGCCTTGGCCATTGGCGTTGGCTTGGCCCTCTTGCTGGTGGCATGGTGGTCGTCATGAAAAATGAACCTGCATTTCCAACAGAGATAAACACAGAGCATTTCAGCCACCCGTCAACCATCTACAAAACTGGCATGACCTTGCGTGACTACTTTGCGGCTAAGGCTATGCAAGGGTTTATGGCAAACAAAGCCAATCCAATGCACTTTCAGCCAGAAAATGATGCTGCATGGGCATACACCATTGCAGACGCAATGCTGAAAGCGAGAGAAGCATGAACTATCTTGGTTGCCAGCCTAAAGAGCCTGATGCCAAGTGCATGAATTGCAAGCGGCATAAGGCTTCGGGTGTGGTGGTTAAGAATTCAAAAGACAAAGCCTGCATCTACATCCCCATTTCACTTCAGAAAAAGCCATGACCAAAGACGAAATTTTCAAACTGATTGAAGACAATGGCCTGTCACTGCATGGTGACATTGAGCACTTTGCCGCCCTTGTTGCTGATCGTGTTTACGCTCAATA